TCTGGCGGTTTCCAAAAGTGCCTCCAGCGGGACTCGAACCCACAATCATAAACCACTACAAGACCACTGATTCCAACGAATCAACAGCACTCGAAACCGACTGTGCCCACATTTTGCCCACATCCTGAGAAAACAGCAGACCGCCCATACGCTCCGACAGGTCGTCCAGATCATCGTCGAACAGGTCGGCGTACACGTCCAGCGTCATCGCGGCCGACTTGTGGCCGAGCTGCCGCTGCACGGTCTTGACGTTCGCGCCAGACTGCACCATGAGGCTCGCGGCGGTATGCCGCAGGTCATGGATCGTCATATGCCCGCGCTCGATGCCGGCCCTGCGCAGCGCGACCGCGAACCATCCGTCGCTCCTGGTCGGATTCCAACCGTTCGTCATTGGCTCGTCCAACGGCTTGCCTGGAGCCGTGAAAAGAAAATCCGACGGGCCACGTCCGTTGCATTGCCTGGCAAGCAATGGCCTGAGAATCTGCGGGAACATGACGGAGCGTCCTTCATGGGTTTTCGGATCCGTCTCCACCATTTCGCTGGACAGTCTGGTGATGCTACGCCAGATATGGAGCCTGCATCGCTGCAGGTCAACGTCCTCGACGCGCAACGCGACCAGCTCACCCCACCTCATTCCGCACAAGCCCAACGTGAGCACGATAGGCTCACGCCAGCCACAATGCAACGCCACCTGCGAGAGTTCGTCGGCTGTCAGATACACGTGGCGTCGACGCTGTTTGCGCGGCAGTTCGATGTTGTCGCATGGATTGTCGTGGATGCACTTGTCCTCCTTAGCTCTTTCCATGAGACTGCGCAGGAGGTTTTCAGCGCGGATGGTCACTGACGCGCTGCGCCTGCCAGCCAGATCGGTGACCCACCGCTGCACTTCGTCGCGCGTGATTGACTGCATCTCCCTCATGCCCCACTGCGGCTCCACATGCACTCGCCAAGCGTCTTCCAGCGACTTGATGTAGCTTGGCTTCGCCTTGGTCTTCTTGGCGGCCAGCCACGGCTCCCAGAAGTCCTCCACGAGTCTTCTTCCGGCCTGTGGGTCGATGTAGGCTCCGACGCTTTTCGCGGTGGTCACATTGGCCGCTCCCCACGCATCGGCGTCCATCTTGCGTTTGAAGCCGCGCCTTCCGGTGGACGACCCGTCCGGTTTGCGGTATCTGACTTCGTATCTTTTTCCGCTTTTCGTCTGGTATTGGCGGATTGTGTAGGCCATGCTTGCCCCTTCGTTTGCGTGGCATCAAGTCTATCAATCCGTTGATTTTTTCTCGTGTTTTTTCATGTTTCGGCTTGCATTACTTATATATATTTGATACAATAGTTTATGTCAACAAAGGAAAGGAGGTGAACATGAAATGGACGGACATTGTAAACGCCATCAGCTCGGTGACAAGCAACATCATCGCACTGGCGGCGCTCGTCACCTCGCTCAGAAAGCCGCCTAGGCACGGCAGATGACAAGAGGGTTCCGAGCACTCCTACTGCCCGGAACCCTCCGGTTCCATCCTATTTCATGACCCACCATGAAGACAAGCACACTGTTCGCCGTATGCGGCATCGTATGCGGCCTGACATCGCTCTCGCTCGGCTGCGCCGGGAAAGCATGGCAGGCCGGACTGTTCGGACTCGCGGCGGGAATCTGGAGCATCGCCACGCTCATCAGGGACAGGAGGGACGATGACGACTGAATACCTCGGCATCAAACAGGTCTCCGAACGCCTCGGCGTCGCCAACGCCGCCTCCTACGACCTGCCCGAGCCGGACGTAACCATCGGCCGCACGCGCGGCTGGCTCCCCGAGACCATCGACCAGTGGGACGCGCAGCGCCCCGGCCGCGGCGTCGGCGGCGGACGCCCACGCAAAAACAAGACCGAATAACAAGAAAAGCCCCTCCCCCAGCCATAGCTGAGAGAGGGGCGATGTTGCATGTGGGCGCAAAATATTCCAACAGGAATTCAAAAGCGCGATTTTTTCATGCGAGGTTTTCGATGATCCGCTTCTCGGAATCGCTGAGCGGCCATACCGTCACATCTTCTGCGGCCTTCAGTTCTGCGGCCTTCAGTTCTGCGGCCTTCAGTTCCGCGGCCTTCAGTTCCGCGGCCTTGGCTTCGCTCATCAGATAGCCGCCGCCGAAGATGGCCTTCTTCACAGCCTTCTGCGAATCAAGCGCCCGTGTAAACGCCACATCCGAAGCCCTGACGCAGAACTCGACCTGCTTGCCGATCTTCCCGAGCCTGCTCACGGTAAGCAACTCACGCGGATACGCGTATTTCGGCGGATGCCTGCGCTGCTCTTTCCTGACGCGCTTCACGGTCTCGTCTATCGCGTTGGCCAGATCCGGCGCGGTGCGGATCAGGTCATCGCCGAAACTCGTCACGAAGCTGGTGTTGACCTGCGCGCCGTTCGCGTATTCGATGGTCGAATCCGTGACGATCATGTGCGCTCCGTTGCGTGACGTGCTGGAGAAGATCGTGAGATACGGTGCGAACAAGAAGAAAGGAATATGGTTGTCACGGTAGAACTTGCATATCTTTGACAGAATCGAGAAAGGTGGGTTGTCCACCACCACCTTGCCATCGGAATAGTCGAACCGTTCGTAGTCGCCGCCCGGATAGAACGGGCGCACCACCTTGCTGGGGTCGATGCCATATTCACGGCATGCCCAGTCCTTTATGGTCTCATACACTGCGGGGGGGTGTAGCAGTCGTCCGTGGTCTTCTTTGGTTTGAATTTCTCCACGAACGCACCGTAATCGTCAATCGTCTGTTGTCTGATGCCCATTAGAAAAGTCCTAAAAATAAAGCCCCTCCTCCATGATGGAGAAGGGACAAAAGTTAAAAAACGGGTGTAAAAAATTCCACGGACACTACAGTGCCGCAAATTTTTCCACACCCGAGTTTGAGTTTCCGGCGCGAGTTTGAGTTTCCGGCGCGAGTTTGAGTCTCACGCCAAAAAAATCAATCACGGCGCAGCGGATTGTAGGCCACTCCGAGACCGCTGGCGATGAAGCCGGCCACGGTCGAGATGTATCCGCCGATGGCCGCGTCGCCGAAGGTCATGAAGCCGAGGCCGACGCACGAAGCGATCAGACCGAGCACGTAGACCACGGTGCGTACCTGCTTGCTGAAAACCGGCGTATACACGTCCGGCACCTGGTTGTCCTGACCATCCTCGCGTTCGTTGGCCAGATTATTGACGGTGGTCTCCAAAGTCGTCGGCGCTGCATGCTGAGCCATATTGAACCCCCTTAGAATCGGTTTTGATTGAGTGCCGACTGCAAGGCGCGTGCGGTCGCAGGGCCGAAGCTCGCGTCCTGAGCCAGACCGTAATGCGCTTGGATGGCGCGAATGGTGGCAGGGCCAAGCAGTCCGTCAACACCACAGCCCAGGCGACGCTGCACGGCACGGATCAGATCACTGCCGCCAGCACCGTAGCGAACCACGCTCGAATCGATTGCCGGACGCGCGTAAGTCCTGCCGTCCGGCACCTGCTGGCCGCTGATGATGCCATCCACCGCAGTGCCCATCACGGCCTGCCACTTGCGGACGGTGGCGGGACCCACGTTGCCGTCCACCGCCAATGCGCCGGTGGACGCGGTGCCGGTGTTGCCGCCGTTGCCGTAGCGGAGGTAGCAGTTCCACGGGTAGCTGTAGTAGCCCCTGATATTGGTTTCGCGGCCAGTCTGGTCGCCAGCAGCGCCGTAGGCTGTGCCCCGCTCGGAGATGGACGCCTGTGCGAGCTTTCCGCCGCCCAGGTAGACGGCCACGTGGTGCACGTCGTTGAGCAGGATGTCGCCCGGCTGCGGGCTGCCGTTCGCGGGCAGACGAGTCCAGCCGCGCTTGGTCAGCTCACCGGAGAGGTTGCCGGTGTAGGTGGCCGAGCCGGTGTCGAAGCCAGCCTCCTTGAGACAGTGGATGACAAGGGACGAGCAGTCGCAGTTGCCGGCCTGCGGGTTGAAGTTCCAGCGGTCAGCCTGCGAGTAGCCCATGTTGGCGACGGCACACCAGTAACGCATGCGGTTAATCAAAGCGCTCACGCTTGCCATGTCAGTCCTCCAATCCTTCGACGGCCTTGGCCGCGTCCTCCTCGGACACGACCTGAATGGTTTCGGGCGGTATCGAATCGCCCTGCGGTGTCATTTCCGGCGTCATGGTCACTTCGTCCATGACGGCCTCCTTCCCGCCCCTCACGGGGCAATAGAAAAAGCCACCTCCGAAGAGATGGCCTTGCGGTTGTGAAAATCGATGTCAGCGCATGTGCGCACCGTGGTTGAAAATGATGATGAGTGCGAGGAGCAATAGGTAGGTGCCGCCCGCGATCATGAGACGCATCATTGCCTGTCCTCCAAGTATTTTTCGGCGGCCGAGATGATCCAACATTGCGCGTCGAGTTTTTCGAGCTTAGCCAGCTCGTATCGGACGGCTTCGGAATGGTCGTGGCTTTGGTCGCCGTAGATGAGGCTGATGAGCGTGTTCTTGATCGTGTCGCGGCAGAGTTCGTCCATGCGCTCGTCAAAGCGCTCCGTGCGTTCGCCTAATTGGCGTGTCTTGGCGAAATGCTGGGAAAGCACGCTGTTATACGGCAAACGCTCGGGATTGACGTGGGCATACAGCCCAGTAGCCAATGATTCGAGCGCTCCCGGCCAGACTTTCAGGCCGAGCGTGATGACGGCGCACGCGCCACCCACACCACCAAAACCCGCTAAAAACGTTTGAAACACATCACATCTCCTTTGAAATCGTTTAATCTATTGGCATGGTGTCGCCATCGAAATAATTGCCCGGCAATCCCAACGAGACGAGCTGCTGCCACTGGTCTTGAGGCACGCACAAGCCCTTGCTCAGATTGACCGTGCAATTGTTCAGCCCGACGAGAATGCCGTGAGTGGTGCTGGCGGCGGTGAAGACGTAATCCACGCGACCATTCGAATGGACCAGCCCACTATCACTGCCATTGGTGGTGAGACGCAAGCGCGGATTGTCGCCACTCGTGGACAGCATGTAACAGACGACGCTCACATGGTATTTCACGCCCGCCGTCAACCCCGTGAAGGTGATGTCCGATGGTGTCGTGTTCGTCGTCTTGACGCTCACACCGTCTTTCGGCATGACGCAGTGATTAACGATTGGAGTCATGCCACCACCCCCAAAGGGGTTAGGCGCGCGGCATCGTATCCCCGGTGAAATATCCGATGCCGTCGAGCAGGGTCTTGTTCGCCTGATACTCGGCCAACGTGCAGATGAGTATATTTGTCACGGTGACGGTCGGACTGCCTGACTTGACGGAATAATTCGCTGATAGCGGACTGAAATTGGCGACGTACGTCAAGTAGCTGACACGTTGGCGTGCGCTGAATTCGTCCTGTGTTCCGATAATCGAGACAGTGCCGCCTGTGACGTTCATATCGAAACTGACCCAATATGTCATATATCTCACGCTCGGAACGGTCGTGAGATGCACCCAATTGTTGGCTCTCAAGGTGATGGTCGAGGTTGGGCTCGTGCATAGGTTCGTGATTATCATCGGACATCACCCGCCCGACGGACGCTCCTATGCGCGTGGCATCGTGTCGCCGGAGAAGAAGCCCGGAAGCCCCCCCCCACGGCTTTATCGTAAGTGTCGGCCAATTCCAAAATCGGATTGGCGATATTCGCGGCACTGCCGTTCGGATAGAATTCGACACGTATCCGGCCACTGCCGGTGGAGTTGAATCGCAGGAGCAAATTGTTCGCATTCTGGGAGACGGTGGCATAAGCGATAGGCTTGGTGTCGCTTGACTCGAGACTGTACACCGTGAGCGGCTTCGGATTTTTGTCGTGTTCCGTCCAGAGGAAGCAGGCGAATACGAGTGCCGCGTTTTTCGGCACGGTGAGATTGAAACCATAACCGCCATTGTTGCCATAGATGTTCAGCTGCTTGGTGTCGGCGTTATATGATGCCTTCACTTCACCGGAAATGTTTACGTCGGCGAATGGGCCGGTGAAATTCGGATTGGTGAAATAGTTAATCCTCTGCATGCGTATCCCCCTTCACGCTTTCGAGCACGTCGGCGGGAATCAATTTCATGGCCGCGTTGAGCTGACTGGTCAGGATTGCGATTTGCTTGTTGAGAGTGCCGATTTGCGCGGAAAGAGAGTCGATGACCTCGTTCGCGTCGGCTGGAATCTGAGTCAAAATGTCTCCTTAAATACGAAACCCCCGCAATCCGATTGGATTGCAGGGGTTGAAAAACTGGGAAATACGGGTTAGTCGGCGGCGGTCATCGTATCGATACGCGTAACGGCCTTAAGTCCGTCGAGCGTCAAAGTGCGTCCGAGATTCGTCTTCACGTCCGTCAACGTGACGGACGTGCCGGAATCGTCGAACGTCGCAAGCACGCCACGCTGATAGTCGCGCCAAGATTCGGCGGTGCCGTCAGCGCTGGAAAACTCCAATCCCAATCGGCACAATTCCGCGCGCACCGACTCCTTCGGCGGACGCAAATCAAGCACGCCAGACGGCTCGGCGGGCGTCACGGCAGGCACGGTATCGGTAGTGGTCTCAGTGGTCACATCGGCCATAATCAATCTCCTTAATTCTGTTGGTTTTGTCTTGGCATGAGCGCTTCGTAAAAGCGTTCCTCGCATTCGTCCAAGTCAGCACGCATGGCTTCGGTGGCGAAAAGCCTTCCGATGGCCTTGGCGTCCACGCAATCCGTGTCGATGCCGGTGGTCGGCGTCGCATCGGCCGCTTCACCCGACAGCATGGCCGCCTGGACGGCCGCGTCCGCATCGTTGGTGATCGTGGGCAGTCCCAATGCCGCGCGCGTCATGTTGCGTGCGGCCGTCATCGGATCGTCCTGCACCTCGCCGTCCGTGGAAAGCATTGAGATTTCAGACGCGGTATCTGACAAAGCAGCCTCCAAGCCCTCGTAGGCTGTCGTGTACGCGTTGCGTCCGGTCTGCGGATCGTACGAGCCGGCCGTTTCGCGCGCCTGCATCATGGCCGCGCACGTCTCCGCGACGCTCGTCGTGCCGAGCAGGGCCCGCCATGCGGCGATAGCGTCCATGCCGCACACAAGCCCCCGCTCGCCTTCCGTTTCCGCTCTGATGACGAGGTTCCCGCCTTCGAAAACCGTTTGCAAAACATGCCTCCTTATTTGACGAGCCACGCGAACGCGTCGACGTACATGTCGCCCTTGTAGGTGCCGTTTCCGGCGTTGTATCCCATGACCTGCATCGATCCAGCGCCGCCGGTGTTGCACACGTGCATGGAGATCGATCCAAAGTTGAGGTCGGAATTGCACACGCCGTAGTATCTGCCGTATTTCGCCGGCGTCCATGACCACGTGGTCTGTGGCACGGTGTAGTCCGCGGTTAGCGTCGCGTTCTGGTAGATGCGCCAATTGGTGCTTTGAAACGTGAAACGGCTTGTGATGCCGCCAAGATAGCCGCCGAGGTAGAGATAGCCTGCGCTGATGTCGGACACCATGCCGATTTCGCCGTTCGCGTCGGATGCGGTGCAGTACGCGCGGGCCTTCGCGCCCTGCGAGTGCACGCCGACCTCGCACAAGCTGCCGGAATCACTGCGCACGTTGAGATACGCGCTTGCACCCGATCCGCCGACACCATGCATGGTGAGCCATGAGGAGCTTTTTTTCGACAAGTCGGACTCGTCATAATTCGTGTCGGCGTGCAGATACACTTGTGACGTGACGCCGCTGCCGGTGCCGCCTTTCGCACGAGGCTTCGATTTGAGACTCATGAAAGCAGCGGGGTCGTTCTTGCTCACGTATCCGCTCCACAAGTCCAATTCGCTCATCAAGCCGACCTGATTCGATTCGATGAGCGACGCGACCGTAGGATAGTTGTAATATGCGATCGAATCCTTGTACGCCAAAAACTCCAATCCGTCACCGGTAAAAGTCTCCGACCCGGCAATCGCGTGCGACTTGTAATCCGGACTGATACGCACCCTGTGCCCGCTCGTGCGGGTCTGGAAGGTGCCGGTCAGCACATTCGACTTGCCTTCGCCGTCAAGATAGACGGTGCGGTTGTGGCTGGAATCCCACATTTGCAATGCGGTCGAGTTGAGCTTCATTCCGGTGTTCGCGGCCTCGGAGCTTTGGAAGACGGCGCCGGTGAACACGTAGCCCTTGAACTGGCCTGCCGCCACCTTGTCAGACGTGATAGTGCCAGCCGCGATTTTGACAGCCGTCACCGAATTCGCCGCGAGCTTGTCGGCGGTGATGGCACCAGTCACAATCTTGGACGCATTGACCGAATTCGCAGCCAGCTTATCCGCATTCACCGCGTTGGCGGCCAGCTTATCGGTCGTGACAGCATTGGCGGCGATGTCGCCCGCCTGAATCTTATGCACATTCAGCAGCGCCACGGTCATATCCTCAGTGACCTTCAGCTTCGCGGTCGTGACGGCATTCGCGGCGAGCTTGTCGGTGCCGATGGCATTGGTCTGCACCTTGCCAGCAGTCACCGAATTAGCAGCCAATTTATCCGCATTGACCGCGCCAGCGGCGAGCTTGTCGGTCGTGATGGCATTAGCCGCAATGTCGCCCGCCTGAATCTTGTGGACGTTGAGCAAGGCCACCGTCATATCCTTAGTGACCTTCAGCTTGCCCGTAGTCACCGAATTGGCCGCGATCTTGTCGGACGTGATGGCCAGTGCGACGATGTTCCGCGCCTGCACCGAGTTGGCGGCGAGTTTCGTGGCGGTCACCGCGTCGGCCACCAGCTTTTCAGTCGTGACCGAATTCGCAGCCAGCTTGTCCACCGTGATGGCATTGGCCTTGACCTTCTCAGCGGTCACGGAGTCGGCAGCGAGATGCTTCGCGGCCACGGTTCCAGCAGCGAGGATGTTGTTCGCCACGAGGTCGAATGGCTCGAATCTCGTACCGTCCCATGTCAGGACTTCCACCACGCGATCAGCGAGCGGCACCAAGACGCTTGGTGAAGCGTTCGGCGTTCCCTGCCAGTAGGTGTAGAAGTCGGCCAGCATGGACGGCGAATTGTTCTTCTCGCCTTTCCACCTCGTCCAATACTTTTGCGTGCGCCACCACATGTCGCCCGGCTTCAGACCGTCATGATTCGGTTCGTCGGGGCCACGGTAGATGAGGTTCTTGCCGTCGGCGGTTGTCTGCGCCTTCTTGGCTGCGGCCTGAGCCTGATTAGCCTGAGAAGCCGCGTTGGCGGCAGCGGTCGAAGCCTTGTCGGCGGTGGCTTGAGCGGTCTTGGCCGCATCATTCGCCTTGACAGCCGCATTCGCGGCGTCGGTAGCGGCCTTGTCGGTCACGGCCACCCAAGCACTGCCATTCCAGCGCTTCGGCGTGTTCGCACCGTTCGTGGTGTCAATCCACAAGGTCGAAGCCTTGCGCATCGACGTGGCCGGTGCCGTGCCCTGGATAAGCACGTCGGCCTTGCCGTTCGCCACGCCAGCGGCGGCAGCGGCAGCGGTATTCGCCTTCCTCGCGGCGGTGGCCGCGTCGGTGGCGGACTGTGCCGCACTATCGGCGGTGGCCTTGGCCTGAGTCGCCACGCTCGACGCATTGGCAGCGGTGGTCTTGGCATTGGCCGCATCCGTCTTGGCGGTGGAAGCGTCGGATTTGGCGGCTTTCGCGGATTCGTTGGCGGTGTTGGCCAGCGTCTCCGCATTGCCTGCGGTCTTCTTCGCGCTTTCGGCGGCGGTCTGGGCGGCATTGGCCGCGTCCTTGGCCTGACCGGCGGTCGCGGTAGCGCTCTTCGCGGCGGTATTGGCCGCATTGGCGGTATCCTGCGCGGTCTTCGCCGCACCAGTGGCCGTGTCAGCCGTGCCCTGCGCGTTTTTCGCGGCGGCAGCGGCATTCTCGGCGGTCTTCTTGGCGTCGGTGGTCTTCGCGGCATTGTCCGCGATGTCGGACTTCGCCTGAGCGATTTCGTCGGCATTGCGCTCCACGTCGGCATAGCCCATGTGGTTCCACGTGGTGCCATCCCAGACAAGCGTCTCAATCACGCGATCAGCGAGCGGCACGAGCACGGAGGGGCTGTTGTCGGGTGTTCCTTGCCAGTACGTGTAGAAGTCGGCCAGCATGGACGGCGAATTATTCTTCTCACCCTGCCAGCGAGTCCAATACTTCTGCGTCTTGAGCCACAGGTCGCCGACGATCAGATTGTCCTTCGGCTCGTCCGGCCCACGAAAAGTGTGATTCTTCGAGTGGGCTTCGGCATACGCCTGCGCCGCCGATTCCTTGGCCTTGCTGATCTCGCCATTCGCGGTGGTCAGGTCGCTTTTGGTCTGGGCAATGTCCTTCTGCGCCTGCGTCAAATCGGTCTTGGCCTGGGCAAGCGTTTTGGACGCCGCGTCAAGACCAGTCTTGTTGGCTTGGATGTCCTTCTGGGCCTGCGTCAGCTTGTCGGTGTTGTCCTTCAGCGTGGCGTTGGCCGTGCCGATCGCCGACTGATTGGCCTTGATGTCGGCCTTGGCCGCTTCAAGCTCTTTCGACGTGGCGGCCTGCGCCTGCTGATTCGCCGCAATGTCCTTCTGCGCCTGCGTCAGCTTCGCCGCATTATCCTTCAAAGCCGTCTGATTATCAGCCAAATCTTTTTGAATCTGTTTGACCTCATCAGGAGAGACAGCCGAAGCCACGGTCACAGTGGCGATGGCAGACCAGGCGGAGCGATTGCCCGCATGGTCCACCGAGCGGAACGCATAGGAGTGCTGCGAGCCGCCCGTGAGGCCGGTCACAAGATAATCGCCCTGACCGGACTGCGTGGCGGAAATTACCCGCATTCCAGCCGCATTGACACCCTCGCCGACCTCGATGTGGTCGAAGTCGGGTTCCATCGACGCGCCGGTGGAGGTCTTGCCATCCCAGTGGATGGTCACCACGCCCAATTCCGAGGAAAGCACCGGCTTCGACGGCACGGAGCACGGGGTCACGTCGGATTCGACGGTGGCCACGACGATGCTCGACCATTCGCCGAGCTTGTCGGAATACGTTGGCACGGCGCGTACCCTGACCTCGATCTGAGTGCCGCAGTCAAGGTTGCCGAAGCCCAGCTGCGTCTTGTCCGTCGTTCCGGCCGAATGCCACGGCGCACCGTCCACGTGCTTGCGCCACTCGACGGAATAATTGCTGATCTCAATGGCCGTGTCATTGGTCGCTTCGGTCACTGCGGACCACATGGCGGTGGCCAAGCCGTGGGCGAAACCGTCCGAGCCGATGTAGGCGTCGGTCTGCACGACCAGACCCTGCGGAGCCTTCGGCACGCGATGGTCACGGTCGGAAGAGGCGGTCGTGCCGCCCTCGCTACCGGCCAACGCGGCACCACCAGTGATGCCCTTGATTTTCTTCGCCTGACGCACGGAAGCGTCATATTTGATGTCGTTCAAGGCGATTGAAGCGCTTAATCCCTCATTCTGGCGCATGCTCAGGTCGATTTCCTGCACGCGCACCTTCTCGCCGTGAGCCACGGTAGGGGCGGTAATCCAATCGCCCGCATGATAGTCGATGAGCGGCAGATTATCCACATTCGCGGTCACCAGATCGCGCGTGTACTGACCACGCACACGAGCCGCGTCATCCAGCGTGGATTGCATGAATGCCTGGGCGGTGTCCTTGTCGGACACGCCGCCCTGCGACGAATAGGATTCCCACTTGCCCCACGGTGTCGGCGCGGCCGGATTATCCATGCGGAAGAGGAGGTTATTGTCACCCTCGACGAGGACGGTGGACGCGAGGTCAGCGATGGACTCCTCGAAGGGTGCCTCGCTGATGTCACGCGCAAGCTGCAGCACAATACTCTTGCTCAGGTCACGGCTCAATGCGGTGCTGTCCGCATTCCACAGCTTGAGCGTCCTACCTGACGTGCGCCAGTCGCAGCCGCCACCATTGACAAGAGCACTCAGGATGGTCTGCAAATCAGTGCCAAGGCTGTAATACAAGGTGTATTTCCTCGCCCATGCCGCGCCGCCAGCATCCTTCGCGGTGTCGAAGCCGAGCGTCAGGCCGGTGGCCACGCCGCCACGCGCCTTGTTCTCGTCCAGCAAGGTCTTGAGAATCACACCCGGATTGGCTGAATAGAAGGGCCTCTTGCCCTTGTTGTCGCCGTCCGTGAGCAGATGGGTGGAATCATTGTTTTCCGCCTTGCTCAGGAGCCAGCTGATCGACTGGCCGGAATAGGTGACGGTGCGAGTGCGGTCATCGGTCTTGCCGGAGCGTCCGGTGATGACGAATCGCGCATTGTCCGGCTCGCGATAGCCGGTGCCGTCCGACACTTCCACGGCCACTTCCAGGCCATCGGTCAGCTCACGGTCGAACGCCTGCGCGTCACCGGACAGCATCGAATATTCGATGCTGATTGCGCCGTCATCATCGTGGAGCATGGACGCGCTAAAGCTCACCGGCTCCGCAAGAACGCCGATACGCGCGCCGAAAGGCCGGTATGCCACGAGACGAGCATGCAAAGTCTTTGCCATGAATCACTCCCAGGATTGCAAAAACCGGCAGACCACCTTGTCGGTGCCGCCGGTCTGTTTGATTGCGAGGCGATAATCGCCGGAATCGATTGCGGGCCACACTTGCAGTGGTTCGGTGGTCCAGTCGACGCCGGACGTCACATCCGTGCCGCCCGACCATGCGTCGGCATTGGCCGCCGTCCACGCCTTGCGATTGGCCACATCGACGAAGAGGTAAGGTCGTGAGGCGTCGCGTTTGCCGCCCCACATGAGATTCGTGCCACTCACCGGATCTGCGATGGTCATGCCGGTGGCGGCACCGAAGCGCAATACCAGCGTGGTGAGTGGTGCATTGGACAGCCAGCCCCCGGGGATGGTGTCGAAAAGCTGCGAGGGCGAGGCGTTCGGCAATCCAGCCCAGCGCGTCCAATACCCCTTGTCACTGGGCTTATCGACACTACCGGCCAGCAGGAGGCCGCCGGTCGCGTCCAAGGTGCGCTCCTGCCACTGCACGCCACGCCAAAACACGTCAGGCAGTTGAAAAACGGCGGTCATGACGCGCAGGTCACTGAACGGCCTCTCATCATCGTCCGGCTCGCAGGACGTGCACACAACGCGAGTGACCATGCTGCGCGAATAGCCGTCATCCGTTGTCTCCGTTTTGCCGAGCGTGAGCTTCGACGCATACAGGCACATGGCGCGGAAGCGTGCGATCAGCGAATCGGCATCCGCACCCCACGCCGCCACCTTGACTGTCAGCTCCGGAGCATCCAACACCGGAATGGACGAGCCGACGATGAAGCCGTGCCGTCCTGGCACCTGCACGGTGTCAACGATCGGCGACAGCGCCGTGTAGTGCGTCGTGCCGACAAGCACGCGCATCCGCTCGGAATCGAGCGGCTGGCCGTTGAGAGAATAGCTGACCTTCATGCGCGAAACCTCCCAATCACCATTGCGGCATGGCCGCTGTCTGCAACTTCTGCTGCGTGGAAATGCTCGTCGGCGCGATCGCCGGATAGTTGAACGTCTGCGTGATGTTCGTCACGCTCCCACCATTGCCGTAAGCTGCAGCGTTAACGCCACGCGAGGCGTTGGCGACGCCGACGGAATACGAGGCGTCCTGCGAAGGCAGAATGCCAGTCAATCGTCCGGCCGCCTTCTTCACCTTCGACGCGCTCTCGTCAATGCCGACCGCCATGCCCTCGCCGATCATCTCACCGACCTGATCGCGGAACACGCGTGACGGAGAATGGATGCCAAGCCTGCGTTTCACCCAATCCAACGCGTTCGTGGCCGCGTTGACAGCGGCAGTCACGAGCCTGCCTGCCGCGCCTGCGATGCCGGTCGCGATTCCGGTGATGATATTCAGTCCGACGCTACCCCAGTTAACCGATGTGAAACCGCGCATGATCTGGCCGACCATGCCGGGGATGGCGCCGATAAGCCGTGGAACCGACGAAATGAAACCGTTGGCCAGTGCGAAGAGCAGCTGTACGCCAGCCTGCAGGATCTGCGGGAGACGATTGATGATGCCACCGACCAGTTGTCCGATAAGGATCGGAGCCTTGCCTACCAAGTCCGGCATGGCGTTGATGAGGCCCTGCGCCAGTCCGAGGATAAGCTTCAAACCACTGTCGATGATCTGCGGCAGGTTGTTGAGGATGCCTTGCACGAGGTTAAGGACGGCGTTGATTCCGATGGGGATGAGCTGCGGCAACTGGGCCGACAATCCATCCAACAGCGTCGTCAGCACCGTCACCGCCGTGGAAGCGATCTGCGGCAAAGCCTGCACGATGCCCTGCAACAGGTTCGTGACCATCGACAGTCCGGATTGCAGGAACGACGGCAGGCTGGACGTCACCCACGACTGGAACTGGGCGAGCAGTTGCGGCAGGCTCGTCGAGATCCATGTCGTCGCGCTGGTCAGCAGCATCGTTCCGAGCTGCCCCAACGCTCCGAGCACCGGCGGCAGTATCTGCATGACCAGTGCCGGCAGCGTGCTGCCCAATGAGGAGAACAGTTGCGGCAGTGCGGCGGTGATGCCGGTGATGATCTGCGCGATGCGCGGACCCACGTTCTTAATGACAGTGCCGACCGAGTCGACCAACTGCTTGGTCAACCCGTTGATGTCGGCATTGTCCTTGCCAAGCTCCGCCAGCCAGTTCTGCCATGCGGCCTTCATCATGCCGACGGAGCCCTCGATGGTTGTCGCGGCCTCCTTGGCGGTAGTGCCGCTGATGCCCATCTGCTCCTGCATGATGTGGATGGCCTGCACCACGTCGGAAAACTTGTCGATGGACAGGTCGCCCATCTCCCCGTTCGCCTGCTTGACCTTGTTCGCGTCCTGGATCAGACGCTCCATCTCGGATTTCGTGCCGCCGTAGCCGAGCTTTAGATTGTCGAGCATGGCGTAGTTGCCGCGCGCCAGAGACTGGTAGGTCTGTTGGATGGACTCGATGTCGGTGCCCATCTTGTTGGCGTTGTCCGACATGTCGACCATGGCGGTGTTGCCGAGTTCCGCGGCCTTCGCGGTGTCGCCGCCGAGCGAGCTGATCAGCGAGGCGGAAAAGCTCGTGACCTGCGTCATGTACTCGTTGGCGCTCACTCCGGCTGTCCGGTACGCTTCCGCCGCGTATTTCTGCACGGTGCCCGAAGCGTCCTTGAACAGCGTGTCCACGCCGCCGACGGCCTGCTCGTATGTCGCGTATGCGTCGAGAGCGCTCTTGCCGACGCCAGCCAAAGCCGCGACGGCGGTGCCGACGCCAGCCAGTCCGACCGTGGCGACGCCCTTCAACGCGCCGACGGCCTTGCCCGACATGGAACTGATCGCATTCCATGCGGTGTCTGCGCCGCTTTTGAGCTTGGAGCCTATCGCCGACGCGACACTGCCGGCGGCTCCCGGAATCTGCGAAAGCACGCCGCCGACCGCGCCGCCGACGTTGCCGAGATAGCCGCCGATGGCATTGCTGACGTTTTTAAAAGGCGCTGGTATCCTTGCCGCGATGGCCGAGCTCATCGACGAGAACTTCGCAGACAATGGCGCGGTAAGCCGTGACGCGGTGGATTGCATCGCAGTACCGGCAGCGCTCATGCCGTCGCGGGCTTTCGTGGCGATGCCGGAGAACGCCGACGTTGCCACGTTTTTGACCCGTCCGAACGCGCCGGAGACCGGCTGGATTATCGCCGAACCAAGATTCTTGAACGCCGATCCAAGCGAACCACTGCTGGAAGCGAGATTGTCCTGAGCATCCTTGAGCGCCTTCTGCGCATCCTTCAACCGGTTCTCGGACTGCGTCGCCCGGTCGGTCATGGTGGACAGCTTCAGCCGGGCCTGTTCGAGCCTGATGGTCGCGGCCTCGGCCTGCGTGCTGCCCTCACCATGCTTGGCAACGGCATTGGCGACGCTTTCCTCGGCGGCACGCACCTGATTCGCCGCCGCCTTCTGCTGGAGCATGGCCTGACGGTATGCGGCCGTGGACTTCGCCACGTCACGCTCATAGGATTTCAGCACGTCAGCACTGAAATCGTTCGCCGACTGCTTGAAACCGGTTTTGAACGCGCGTCCGAACAGTCCGCCGCTTTTGCCGCCGTTCATGCTCGAATCGAAAGCCTTCGACGCGGCCTTGCCGCTCGCGCCGACCTCCTTGTTGACCACGCTGCGGAAACCCTTCATCGAGGGGAACACGCTGATGTGCGCGGAACCAAGTTCGCTGCCGAACGCCATGCGGCACCTCCACTATTCAGTTATTCAGTCTTCGTAAAGAGTCCGGAAAACCGGGCTCATGCCCTTGGTCTGTTCGCGCAGCCGCTCACGCTCGGCCTTCTCCCTATCCGCCCGCAATCGTTTCGCAAGCGAATCGAAAGGCTTCGGATACTCGTCGCTGCCAAGCGCGTAGACGACCGGTATCTCACCCCACCGGACCGGATAATCCAAGCCGTTGAGCTCCGCGCCCGTGTAGGATGACGGATCGCCGATAATCTGCTCGAGGAGCGCTATCGCGTCGCCGTAGCGGAGCCTGCCGCCAAGATCGGCCTGCAGACTCCACCCATGCGCCGTGAAATCGGCTCGGATCACGCTCCCGTGTTCGGCGAGCTGGCGGGAGAACCATTGGATTTTCCCAGTGAGGCGCCCTGCGAGCGCACCACCGCGTCGCCATAGTCGGACAGAAGATTGAACACGACCTGCACCGGTTCGCCGTTCAGCTGCTCCGCCTGCTTGTCGCCAGCGAAGGCGCTCAGCATGCGCTTGAGCTGTTCGACGCTCTCCGTATCATCGGACGTGTTCGACAATCGGGTGAAATCGTCGATGCTCATCGACAATGGAAGCTTGTACGTGCGTCCGCCGGGCACGAGCGCCCAATACACATCGCCCTTGATGATGTGGCGCACCTTGTAGTTCCGCGCGATGGAGGCGAACGCCTCCTCGTCGTTTTTTTCCGTCCACTGGTCGAAATCCTCGACGGTCGGTTTGAAGTCGGTGGAAGTTGAAGTCATTGTCTTGTCCTATCTGCTTTTCGCCTGCCTGCCGTGGAAAAAGAAGATTCCCGGACCGCGCAGACAGGCGAGATAGGCGGTCCGGGAAGATTTTCGTCCGCCGGTCAGGCGGCATGTGCGGTGACAGTGACCGTCAGATCGGGTGAGGTCACGCCGTCATAGGTGGCGTTGATCCTCGCGCTTCCGGCCTTGACGGCGGTGAGCGTGCCGCCATCGACGGTCGCCACGCCGGCATCCTTGGACTTGAACGTGGCCTGTCCGGTCACGTCCACGGTGGTCTTGTCCACATGTGTGGCGACGGCCTTGAGCGCGAGCTTCGCGCCTTGGACGACCGACGGCTTCGTGTTTCCGTCAGCCGAGGTCACGGCCACCGCCGTCACGCTTTTGGGTCGTACCAGCTTTCGATCCAGCGCGTGTTCGGATGCTCCGCATCCACATACAGCGGGTCCTTCATCCATTCGACGGTGAGCGCGCGACCGGTGACCGAGCCACGCTCCTGCTGGTCCGGTTCGTTGCCGGTGACCTGCATGACGCCGGCACGACGGTGCACACGGCCGGTGTCGAACGTCTCCTCCTCGTACACCATCCACTTCGCATCCTGGATGATGTCGGCCACGTGGTAGACGCCCTGGGCGTCCGGCTCGCCGATGGTGATTTTGCGTGTCAGCGCATTGTTTTCGGCCGGACTGAACGTCTGCGTAAGGCTGGTCGCCAGCGGCAGCTTTTTGTAACCGTCCTGCAAAAACTCAAGCGGGTCGTCGCCGTCGCGCGAATCCTGGTTGCCGCCGTCGGACTTGACGAGTCCGATGCATGCGGTCGACCGATTGTAGGCGGCCGGAAGTTCCGGCGTCGCATTGCTGGATGCGATCATCTCCGGCGTGATCTTGTTTTCGGTGGAGTACGGGACGATCATGATGGCGGCGGTGACGAGCGCCTCCACCTGTCCCAGATCCATGCCCTGACTGTCTTTGGCCATGGCGTTTCCTTTCTTATGATTGTCTGATTCCGGCCGTCGAATATTCGACGGTCATGTAGTAGCGGCACCATGCCGCGTCCTCGCCGACCGGGTACGGGCCGTTGCATCCGTCGGGCACGACGGCGCAGATGCGGCTGCCTTCGGCGAATCCGATGAGGATGCCGGGCTCTCCGGTCAGCACGCCGTACACGCGGGCCGCCAGATCACGGCATGGTTTCGTATCGTTGCGCGTCCATCCGAGCACGTTGACGCCTATCGACCTGTCGAACGTCACGCGGTTGGCGGATTGCGTGCCGCCGTCGTCACGCACGACCACGAGCGGATAGGAACCGTCGTAACCGTCAGGGATACGGTTTCCGACCTGCAGGCCGGGGATGTCCGTGATGTTGGAGCGCAGCCATCCGGTGAGGAATAGTTCGAGGTCGGGTGGGATGACGCTTGCCATCAGACCCTCGCCTTCTTCAGCGCCTTGGCCAGATTGCCGGTCTGCGCCTCCACGAGCAGGGTCTTCTGGTCGTGGCCGACGACCATGACGGTCGTTCGGTGCTCCCTTTTGACCTCCTCGATTCCAAGGCCGTCGCGGTATGCGCCGGTATCGACTGGAGCGGACGCCTTCGCGTAGGCGAGTGCCCTGTTCGCGGCCAGCGTGGTGAGCGCCTTGACTCCGGCGCTATTGAGAATCTCGTCGAAGAATTTCTGGTTGAAGTTGACCGATATCCTGCTTTTCGCCATTTGTTCAGCCCTTTCTTTCCGTCAGACGGCATTCCAAGGTCGGACGCCATCCGGTGAACGCGTTCGCGTCCTTCGAGGGGAATCCGTCGACTTCCCACAAGCGTCCGTCGTCTGGGTCGGCGCGGATCCGGTCGCCGATTTTCACGTCGGCTGTCGGATCCGGGATGGTGAGGTACGCCGTGGATGCTGTCTGCGTGTCAAGCGTGTCCGGCGTGCGGGTGCTGGAACTGGACGAGAGGGCGCCCATGATGACGAGCTCGTCCGGAGGCACGCTCCAGTCCGGCTCGTTCTGCGCCGGATTGTACGGGTTGGCCTTGCGTTTGGCACGCAGTCGCCGCCATTTGGTGGCGCCCGGCATACGCCATCCGCCGCCACCGGCATTCATGTCGTCAAGCAGGCTCATGGCAACCCTCCAATCCTATAGGGCTTGAGCTTGTCCTTCTCCGCCTGCATGAGCGACACCACGTCGAAGCTCGCGCTGGAGCCGTTGGTGGACTGCGAGGTGACGAGCCCGACCGGGCTCATGCCAGCTCGCTTCGCGGCACTGATGAGCACCTGCTGCACGTCCGGCGCGTCATCATAGCCGGCATGGATCGCGTAGCGGATGGCCGCAACGCCGGCCGGGAAGCCACCGGAAAGCGACTCCACAAGACCTGTCTCCGGGTCATAGGCGTAAGCCAGCTTGTTGCCGTCCCTGTCGGTCAATGATTCGATGCTCGTCACATGACGTGCGGGCAGTCGAATCACCATGCCGCCACGCGAGTTGATGACGCCGGACAATGCCGCGTTCGGCATGACATGCCAGCCACACTCGCGGCGGATGGCCGACTGCGCAGCCTTAAGCCTGAAAGCCGCGTCGTCCTCGAAAGCCGAAGGGTCGGCAATCATGTCGGGAATCACATTCACATCACTCATGCCGACCTCCACGCTTACTCTGCAGCCATCAGGCCAGCCGCAATCAGAGAATTGACTAGGGCGTCGAATTCGCTCTTGGTTGGTGTGGCGCCGGCGGCCAAAGCCACATGCGTTGCAGGCTTCACTGCAGCGCTGCCAATATCGGTCGGCTTGCCGTTGGCCCCGACGAAGACCACATCGGCCACGTTGGCATTCGAGTCAAGTTTCGCCGCCGAGGCTGGAATCACTCGAAACTGTCGAGCCATATCACGTCTCCTTACTTAAGAGTCAGCTTGACGAAAGCCTTCGGCTTGCGCACGGCCAAAGCCACACGCTCCTTGGCACGAATGGTCACCAGATCGGAGATGAAGTCGGTGTCATTGGAATTGGTGGCCTCGACCGTCACGCCGCCCTTGCGATAGAAGGTGGCAGCGCCCTTAAAGGAGCCGACGATGGCTGTGCCGGCGTCGACAGCGGGAGTCACCACGGTGTCCAGACCCCAGAGGCGCGGAGTGATGGTCAGCGCGCCGCCATTCACGCCGTAGAACGGTCCACCGCCGATGAAATTGCCATCATTGTCCTTCTTCAATCGAATGGCCTCATAGTCTGTCGGATTGATGACAAGGGCATCCGGCATCATGCCGGTCGTGGTGGAGATCATCGACTGCGCGTGCAGTACGGCAACGTCATTACCGGCGTCGGTAGCGGTGTATGACTGGATTCCTTCACGATTCAGCAGGCCCTTGATGTTCTTGCCGGTGCCGTCGCCGTTGAGCAGCTGCTTCTCCTCGGCGATGCTCAGATCGTAGAGCAGACGTCCATCGATGTCGGACTTCAGGAATTCGAGGTCGGTGACCATGTCGTTGGATTCCTTGATGAATCCAGCGATTGTGGATAATGCGTCGGTGTGCTCTGTCGCGTCGGCGTAATGGATCTGACTGAATTTCTCGCCTTCGCCGACGGTTTCGAAATCGCCTTCCTTTTCGCCTTCCACGTAGTAGATGATGGCCTGTCCGCTTATCGCGCCGACACCGAATAGGTTGGTGATGGTCGGACGGCGGTAAGCCTGGACGAAATTCGGGTCCACGTATGTCAACAGGGAGCCGTACACGCCGGACGGTCCGCCGGTAACCTGCGTGTCAGTGTTGGCCTTGCGGCGCGGAACCCATTCCGGTGCTGCGATTGACGCTCCCGAAACTCCCTTTATCTTCGCCAGCTGTTCGCCGATGTTCTTCACGACGAAATCGCCAAGAGATTCGCCGGATGCGGCTCCGCTCTTCTGTGTGTCCGCCAGATTGTCGGTCAATCCCGCGAAACGCTTATGCACCGCATCCACCGTTTCAATGGAATCCTGCAATTCGTGCGCTTCGGCGTTCAGACCCTTCAGCTTCTCGATGTCGGAAGCGGTGAGATTATCCTCGCCCTTGGCCAGCACCGCTTCGATGGCGGCCTTGGTCTTGGCGAGACGATCATTGAAACTCATTTGGTCTCCTTGTTGTCCTTGCCGCCAGTGACCAGTTCACGGGCGGATTTGATTACATTCAGGCGCTCGGCCTTCTCGGCCTCAGCGTCCTTGCCCTCATCAGGGTCAAGCTTCTTATCGTCCGGCCTCTCGCCGGTCTTGGAATCATCCGCCTTATCCTCGTCGGAAGCGGAATTATCGGAATCGATGCCGTCAAGCACCTCGTTCAGCGAAGCCAAGGCGGCACGCAGCTTCTCCTCGTTGGCGGAGCTGATGGCACGACCCGACTTCACGGCCAGAATCTCGGCCTGCTGGTTAGCGGCCACCGGCACCACGCTGATCTCGAAAAGCTTGATCTGCTGGAATTCGGAATGGCCACCCCACGGGCCGTCGCCCTTTTCCGTGATCCAAGCGGTCTTCGTCGGCACGAAGCCGATGCTCATCTGATGAACCCTGCCATCCTTGAGCAGGTCGTAAGCCTGCTGTGCGGTCGGATTATCCTCGATATCGAGCTGGGCCGAGATGAGCAGGCCCTTCTCGTCCTCGACGGCGCTCAAGGTGCGTCCGATGATGTCGGTCGGCTTGCCGTCCTGATGGTTCCAATGGATCGGGATGCCGGCTCCGCCGTCGTAATCCTTCGCCAAGGTCTCCGCGAAAGCGCCCTTGGCGATCACGTCACCCTGCAGATCCTTGTTGCCGAAAGTGCTGGCGTAGCCGCTGAAAACGCCTTCGCCAGCCGAATCATCCAAGGATTTCACGTTGAATCTGAGCTGTTTGAGATTCACTGTCCTTCTCCGTTCACTGGATTGTTCTGTTGCGCGTTCTGCGTCCTGCCGCCATCCTGCGGGCTGGGCTGACCGCCGGTTGCCACGTTCAGTGGCGTCACCAATTCGTCGCCACCATCAAGCTTCGGATAGTTGAGGATGCGCCGTGCCTCGTTCGTGGTCATGAAACTGCGCCCCGTGGCCGTGCTGAGCGCCTGATACTGCTCGGAGAACGTGCCGCGCAGCTTCGCGTCAACGTTCGCTTCGATGTAGGCGTCAGGCTGGCCGAGCGCATCTGGCAGCAGCAAATTGAGCGACTGTTCGAACGCCACGATGTACGGCATCAACTCCACATTCCACATCTGCTCCTTGAAGGAAGCGATATTGGAATTCGTGCCACTGCGAAAGCCAAGATTCTCCGGCGCGATATGGAATGCGTTGGCCACGTCGATGCGAATCCTGTCCCTCGCGTCGATGTCCTGCATGTCGATCGGCTTGAAGGCGTCCACGGTCTTGATTTCCATGCCGTCGTTGAGCAGCGGCCAGCCACCGGCAAGATTCCCGCCGGACTTGTAATTGCGCATGCCCTGCACGAATTCGTCCTGCGCCTCCTGCGACGGCCACGGCATCTCCTTCGGACGGGAGATGTACGCTGGAATCTGGCCGCCGTTCTTCGCTATCGCACGCCGATATTCGGCCATCTCACGCGCCTCCGCCAAAAGCGGTGCGAGAGTGCCGGACACGGGAGAACCGCCGATGCCGGACGTGCTGTACCCCACATCCAGCAGAATCTGCGGGTCTGGCAGTTTGAAATACTGGCTGCCTTCCGGCTGTCCGGTGCTGATCTGCACGCCGGTGATCTCGTCAAGGGTGTTGCCGGAAAGCGTGAAATTCTGCACCGGAATACGCCGCAGCCACAGTCTGCCGGTCTTCTTGTCGGCATCGAGCAGGCAGAGCCATCGGTCATTGAGCAGGCCATCGCAGAGCAGCGAGTAGAAGAATCGGTAGCGTGTCATGCCAGGGAGAACGCTCGGTTTTGCCATCAATTGCGCCAACGGGCTTGTGGTGTCCTCCACGCGGTCACCGTCAGGCTGGCGAGTGTAGACCTTGAATGGCATGCTGGCGATGTTCCGCGCGATATGGTCGATGACGGTGCGCACCGCCGCCTCTCGCTCGTAGACTCCGGCGCCGAACCAATCGATTGGCAGCTGAGTGACCTGCGAAATGTTGACTGGCGATTCGGAGAACTTCTGGGCCACGGATACCGGGCTTTTCTTGAGCCATCTGGAAAAGAACCCCATGAAACCTCCTCACTGGGTCATACGACTGCGAAATGGGTCACGCTCGGCGCATATTTCGGTGTTTCCGCTTCGACCTGCATGGTCTCAAGCGCATACAATGCCTCACTCTCGGCGATGAGGCCGCTGATCTGCAAAGCACTCTTGCCACGGTCCCATACCTCGACCTCGCCAAGACGGCGGGTCACGGCCACGGAAACCTGCTGTTCGATGGCTGGCTGCGGCAGATGCCGGAGCTTCCCTTCGCGCACTCGGTCGAGGAAACGACCACAACACGCGCCAAGCCGGAATCCCTCGATGAGATGCACATTCCAGCCTTTTTCGGTGAGCGGGTCGGTGAAATCGACAGCCGGACAGCCCTTCGACTGCACGGCAATCTCACAAATCGACGGCCAGCTCTCACGAAGCATGTCAAGATAATGCGGCACCCACAGCATGCCGTCACGACGAGCTATCAGCTCAACATGCGGGAGGCCATCGGCACGAAGGCCAGCAGCGGCCACATATGTGGTCTTCCTGTCGGCGCTGGTATCGACGGCCAGCACCACGCGATTATCGTCGGGGATGCGTGACGCATTATCAGTGCCATGCGCCCACATTTTCGGATTGATATAGGGCACGATGTCGGCAGTGACCCACTGGCACAGGACTTCCGTACGGAACGCGGCCTCGGTCATGCCATCGATATCGGACCGAACCGACATAACAGTCATCGGCCCATACCCGAGCGACGGATTCGCCTGCCGGATAGCGTCGGCATCATCCACCGGACACTTGTCCGGAGCCGACCATTCGAAATATCCAAAGCTGCCGTCCTGCTCGCCGGACATGAACACGTCGGCCGGATTGCCACCGGCGGCGCTCAGACGAGTCCACTCGTCAACAAGCTTTCGGCCCTTGTCCACCTGCTTGCGAAGCGCGACGCTACGATAGTCGCCCGCATTGGAAATGCCCCACAACTGGCTCGACCAGACTGCCTTCGTGGTCTGGCTGACGGCATTCCAGCCATCATCAGTATGCTGCTCACGCAACTCATCGAACACCACACGCGCGGCTGATTTCGCTCGAATGTTCTTGTCGGCGCGGACGATATAGCGGGCCTTCGAGCGGGTGATGATCGCTTCCTCACCGTTAGTGTTCACGAATTTTTGCGTCATCGCGGCGAGATCGGGAATGACCAGATCTTCTTCCTCATCGGTAGAAGGCTGAGGATTGCACCACTCCTTGACCTGATTGTAAGGACCCTTGGCATTGTCCAATGTCTGCGCTGCGCCGACCACCAGGAACTTCACGGGCGGCACACGGTCGGGATGCTTGTTGGAATCGACGAAAAGCCACCATGCGGCCAAAACGCCCATAAGCGTGGTCTTGCCATTCTGACGGGCCACAAGCACAATCACCTTACGAAAGCGATAGCTGCCATCCTCAAGCAATTCCAAAGCATGGACGAGCAGCCACTGCTGCCACGGATACAAATGCACGTGCAGCATGATTTCCGCGAACGCGATCACCGCGAACCCGTTGCTCGTCTCCTTCGTCAACGGGCGTAACGGCGGCGTGAAGATTCTAGGAAGCGTCACGCCGTGCCTCTCATCGTCGATGGCACCGAAAACCGTAAGATTCTCAGCCGCCATCGCAACCTCCTCAGCCGAACCGCTTCATGAAATCATCCATCGCGATAACCTTGTCGCTCTTCGCTTCCTCAGCCCTGACTTCGGGCTTCTGCCTGGCCGGACGCCCGACCTTCGCTGGAGCGTCCAAAGTCAATCCGAGAGACTGGCAGTATTTCAGGAAAGTCGGCAGAGTCACATTGTCGATCTTCCCGTTCTCGTCAACGAATCCGGTGGCATTCAGGAAGTCAATCCGACCAGCCAGTACGCGGGCGGCCGCGACCACTGCGGAATTCACGGCCTTCAGCCCATCGGCGTTCTTCAATGAGCGCTCCAAAGCCTCCGCCACATTATGGCTCGGGAATTTCACCGACATACTTCACCTCGAATCTGCAATCGCGCGCGCGACCCCGGTCAATTTCGGCCATCGGGGAGAGGGAGACCAACCACGCGGGACGTCTTGCGTTCTTGCGTTGGTTTTACGATTTCACCGCCCCTACCCCTTTTGGGTTGGTTTCGAATGCTGTTGTGAATGCTTTGATTGCGTTTGTGAATCGTGTGATGAGTTCGTCTGTGCTTGGTGGCTTTGGAGTGATGAGTGTGGTGTATCCGCCGCCGACCTTGAAGGTGTTGACTTCGTTGTGGGTGACGTTGATTGGGATGTTGACGGTGAATGAGCTGATTGGGAATGTCTTGTCGCTGATTGTGGCGGTGAGCTCTAGTGTGACTGGCTGCTGTGGCATCATTCCCTCCTTGCTCATGCTGTCTTTATCCATTGTCTGCTTAGTGTGCCGATTGGTGCTGGCGGGTCTTGGTTTCCGCGCAGCCGGTTGCAGCTGGTGTGGCTTGGTTTGAAGCCTGCCGGGTCGAATTGGAGTTCGGGATGCTTCGAGACGGGATAGAGGTGATCGAGGTTGAAGCTGTCATCTGTGGTGTTCTTGACTGCGTTGTAGTCGATTGGCATACCACACAACCAGCAGACTGCATGCTGTGCTTTGCATTGTGTGAAGAATGTGGCCTTGTCTTTTTCGAATTGGCGGCTTGTCTTGCGCGTTCTTCCTGGCATGTGGTCACCGCCTTGTGGTGCTTCGGGCTGGAGTCGAACCAGCGCTTGTGTGGGGTGCACTGTCTTTTTCTCATCACGGGCATTCGATTTAAAGAAGTAGGAAACCATGGCCGGTAAGGCATCCGTCCTAGGTATCTGTGCTATCCCTCGTGCTCTGCCACTGAGCTACCGAAGCTGGATACGAATAATGGTCCAAACCATTTTCTGGCTGGACCATTTCATTTTACAAACATACGACAGTATAGCATTTTAATTGTGACAGTCAAGCATGGCGGTTATTTCTCCGAGGTTGAACACGTACTCTCCTTTGTGTTTTGTCGGCGTGGCGTGCAGTTTGCCTCTGGTGAGCCATTGGCGGATCTGGTCGCTGGTGCAGTGGATGTCCATTTTGGCGAGGTAGCGTGCGACTTCGACTGGTTTTCCGGTGTATTCGAGTTGCCAGAGTTTGTTGTCGCGTTCGGCTTTGATGGCTTGGACTCCGCCTTGCCATTTGCAGTCTGGGCATGTCCATGTTTCGGCTTGTGGCGTGCTGGTGGCTTGGTGGCCGCATTGTGGGCATGTGCCGATGATGACCATTGCCTCTTCTGGGGTCAACGCTCGTTCGTTGCGTCTGGTGATGTGTTCCAGGGCGGCGTAGTCGTCTGCTGCTGTGCTCATGTTGAGGATGGTGTGCCGGTTGCTGATGATGGCGTACCATGCTTTCCGCCAGTCGTATCCAGCGTATGCCGCTCTGATTTTCCCTGCCTGTTCGGCCAGCCAGGCTTCCGATTCGCTGATGAGGTCTTGCGCGCGGGTGTCGATCGGGAGTGGCGCGTTGCCTTTGTTTGGCGTGTGTGCCGGGGTGCCGATGTGCGCCTGACGGAGCATGATGCTTCGCAGGGTCGGGAGCTGGATGTGTCCGAGCTGGTAAATCATGGTCCAGTAGGTTTCACGGCAGGTTTGGCAGAGCAGATTGTCCGCCGCCGGTTTCATGGGCTTGCGGCAGTGCTGGCAGTCGGTCAAAGTCTGGTCTCCTTGTCGTACTGGTGGATGATGGCCGCGATTGCGGCTTTCGGCACTTGTGGCACGAGTGGCGCGATCTCGTCGAGCGCGTATCCGGCCTGATGCCATTTGATGATCATGTCTTCGAGTATTTTCTTCACTTGTACTCCTCCACAGTGTCGCAGCCGATGGTCTTGCCATGATCGGTCAGACAGACCCATGTCACGTCGCCGGTCTTGACCGTCGTCATGCCGTAATCGTGATGCGTGCCCACATACCAGTACGCGTAGATGCTTAATCCCATCAGGAAGAGCGTTGCGGCGAGGGATACCACCAGTGCGCCAATCATAATTTTCTCAACCTTGTCCAATCCGTCCATCACTCACCTTCCTTTTCGATTTCGTTGATCTTGTTCTTGATGGCCGTTAGAATGTCTTTGTTCGAACAGTTGTTCGCGAATGCCCGCCAAAGGTCTTTAAGCCCTGCCCAATCGGTGTCCGCGAGAGCGCCGAACAGCGAATGGCAAAAGATAAAATAGCGCTTGTCAAACAAGCCGGTGGCTGCATAGAGCGGTATGCCGTGTATTACCGCGTCGTTCGCGTACCAGAGCGCCTTCCTCAAGTCTTCGACGCCGTTCTTCGACTGCCAGCGGTAGCAGTATTTGACCACGTTGCCCCAGTCGAAACTCAACAGGCGGGTCAGTTCGATGCATTCGAACGGGCCGTTCTCGTAATGCTTTGGGTGGTTGACGTTGTCCATGGGCTGCTCCTTGACCGATGCTGAATCTGATGATTGCGACGCATAGGCGGCACCGGCCAATACGTTGTCGAACGCGATTTCAAACGGGTTGCGTTTCATTCGGCGGTCTCCTTTGTATGGGTTTTCGCTTGTATATTGCGGGAAATCGCATTCCTGGTCTTTCCATCCGGCGGCGTAACCTTCCTGCCATGCCTTGCGGCGTTCGTGTTCCAACCATTCCAAGCTGCACATGGTTTCCGGGTTGTCGTGTTTCATGATTTCTCCTTGTTGAGTTTGTCGGCTAATTCGCAGGCCTTTTCGTCTGCCTGTGCGGTTTCTTCGTCGCGTCCGAGCGCTTCGAGCACGTGGCGGCATTTCCACGTGTGTATGTGTCGTTTCGAGGGTGGTATGCCGCTCATGTTGGCTCTGCGTTGGCACCAGCCTTTCCATAGTCGTGTCCAGTCGTTGACGGAGCGTGTTTCGCCGGAATGGTGTTGTGCGAATGCCGCCCATGCGTCCGACAGGTCGAGATTCGGGTAATCGCGGATTATGGCGGCATTGGCGTGGGCTTTCTCCCTGACCAGCTCGAAGCCGTTCAGCCCGATTTCTTTGGATGAAGAAGAAGAATATTCTTCTTCATCTTTCTTTTGGGTTCTGGTGTTCTGGTGTTCTGGTGTTTGTCCCGATGTAACAGCGTTACAGTTCCGATGTAACGCTGTTACATCCGATTCGTTGCGATGCTTGGCCACGCGCTCGGCGCTTTTCTTCCTGGCGTGCAATACCTGCTCTTTGGTGCGATTGTGGGCGGTGTAGTCGTGGATTATCCAGCCTTCGTCAACCGCTTCGAGCATTCCGACATCGCACAGTGCGTTGACCTGCTCGCCCGTGGCGCCGATGACATAGAGCATGGCGCGGCGCGGCACGAATCCGTCCGTGAGATGGTCGCCGCAATACGTCAAAGCCATGCAGAAGACTCCAACAGCGTCCATGCGTCCGCTGCGGGCCAGTTCCTGCACCTTCTCGTTAGCGTAGAATTCGTTCACGAGCTGCACGTAGCCGCGTCTAGCCATCGCCTAATCTCCTCTTGTGATTCCGTTGTATTCCATCCAGATGGCCTCCTGCCGTGGCGTGGCGCATGGAAGGCCGTCGAAGTTGAGGTTCGCCCAACCGCTGCCGACGTGGGGCTTGGCCATGATGTCCAATGCGTCGGCGATTTCCACGAGGTCTGGCGGCGGGTCGAGCGTCACCATGGCAATGCCTCGCCGATGGTTCGTCGCGTCCGAGCGCTTCGAGCACGTGGCGGCATTTCCACGTGTGTATGTGTCGTTTCGAGGGTGGTATGCCGCTCATGTTGGCTCTGCGTTGGCACCAGCCTTTCCATAGTCGTGTCCAGTCGTTGACGGAGCGTGTTTCGCCGGAATGGTGTTGTGCGAATGCCGCCCATGCGTCCGACAGGTCGAGATTCGGGTAATCGCGGATTATGGCGGCATTGGCGTGGGCTTTCTCCCTGACCAGCTCGAAGCCGTTCAGCCCGATTTCTTTGGATGAAGAAGAAGAATATTCTTCTTCATCTTTCTTTTGGGTTCTGGTGTTCTGGTGTTCTGGTGTTTGTCCCGATGTAACAGCGTTACAGTTCCGATGTAACGCTGTTACATCCGATTCGTTGCGATGCTTGGCCACGCGCTCGGCGCTTTTCTTCCTGGCGTGCAATACCTGCTCTTTGGTGCGATTGTGGGCGGTGTAGTCGTGGATTATCCAGCCTTCGTCAACCGCTTCGAGCATTCCGACATCGCACAGTGCGTTGACCTGCTCGCCCGTGGCGCCGATGACATAGAGCATGGCGCGGCGCGGCACGAATCCGTCCGTGAGATGGTCGCCGCAATACGTCAAAGCCATGCAGAAGACTCCAACAGCGTCCATGCGTCCGCTGCGGGCCAGTTCCTGCACCTTCTCGTTAGCGTAGAATTCGTTCACGAGCTGCACGTAGCCGCGTCTAGCCATCGCCTAATCTCCTCTTGTGATTCCGTTGTATTCCATCCAGATGGCCTCCTGCCGTGGCGTGGCGCATGGAAGGCCGTCGAAGTTGAGGTTCGCCCAACCGCTGCCGACGTGGGGCTTGGCCATGATGTCCAATGCGTCGGCGATTTCCACGAGGTCTGGCGGCGGGTCGAGCGTCACCATGGCAATGCCTCGCCGATGGACTGCATGGCGTCCACCAGCTTGTAGCCGCAATACGGGCAGGTCACGTAATATGTGCCGACAGTCTCGCCGCAGTGGGCGCATTCCACGTATCTGATGTTCATGATCGTTTCTCCTTGACCGGTTTGCAGTTGTGTGGCGCTGGTGAGCTTCTGCTGGTCTGACATGCGTATGATTGGCCGTCATCACGGATGATGATGGTGTCAGCCACATCTTCCGCCCAGCCGGCATAGCCGATGTAGTAGATGAATAAGGCACAGAACATTGCAAAGACGGTGACGCCGATATTTCCAATCCAGTCGTCGATGCTCATTCCGTCACCGCCTTCCGTGCGATTTCGAGCATTATCCGAGCGTCCCTGATGTAATTGGCTCGCATCTCCGGCTCGGCCAGAGTCCAGAAGCAGTCCTCACTGGGCATGACGTCTTCCCAGGCTGGTGCCATGTCCCACCACAGCAGTTTTTTCGCTACGGCCTCAATCTCAACGGCAGTTGGTGGAGCGGAACGTCCGGCCATGTACGCTGTACCGGCAAGCTCCCGAACCGTCTGGAAAGTCAAATCATCATCCATGCCACGCTCGTAAGCGTTGGCCTCGTCAAGCATGATGCTCAATTCGTCCTCTTTCCGTTCGCTTTGACCATTGCCCAGAGGATTTCGCTTGCCGGACGCCTCCTGTATGACAGGTCGTTGTAGGACTGCACATAGTCGAGAATCAGTTTCGAGCCGGTCGAATCGGGGGTAAGGATCGCGTTCACGCGCTCCGGCACCATCTTCCGCCACACAATCTCGTCGCACAATTCCTTCGTGCAGACGAGGAAGTTTGAATCACCGTAGAAGGTCAGGCCGTTGCCGCTCGTGAAGTCAGCCATGCATGACTTGACCTCGTAGAACTCGAAGACGCCTTTTTCAACGCTTGCGGGCACCGGCTCGCCGTTGATGTTCCACGGGGCGAAGCCCACGTAATCCACTCGCCTATCGTCAGGCGTATTCCGGTCGAAATTGACCTCACTCGCCCAAAACGCGGTCTGATTCCTCAATCGTTTCTCCACCAGCTCGGACAGCATGGCAGTGGTTTCAGCCCTGCTCATTCCGTGTCCTCCTTGTCACGTCGTTCTTGGCAGTAGTCGTAGAACATTTCGGCGGTGACGGCCACCGCATGCCAAAATGACTCCTTCTCGTATTCCTCGGCCTCATATGCCAGTCCTTCTCGGCGTCGGGCTTCTGCCGCTCTTTCATAGGCGATTGCGCCTATTTCGCATATGGCCTGCACGTATCCATCGCGGTAGTCGCTCATTCCGCGTCCTCGCTTTGATTCGGCACCTCGGACGGCATGGAGCCGGAATAGCCAAGCATGGAACGGCAAAGCTCTAGCATTTCATGGAATGCGTTAACTTGGCCGTCATAGAAGTCTCGGTCGCTCTTTCTGCGAACGTCGAATCTGGAAAGTGCGGCTTCATGACAGCGACTTTTCGCCCAGTCGATGATCTCGTTGAGCGTCTTGTCTTTTTCGGTCACGTTCGTAGCCATGATTAGTGTTCCTCTTCTTCGATTCGGATTGTGATTCGGTACCAGCCTTTTCGGGTGCTTGGCTCTCCGCCGCGGTAGTCGGGGCCGATGATGTGTTTTGAGTCATCGTCGGGCCAGAAGCCGGTATCGGTGAGCGCGTCAAGGATGGCTTTGACCATGGGTGCCGCGTTTTCCGGGTCGAAGCGTCCGTGGGTCAATGGGTGGATGATGGCGGTCACATGCACCGGCCATTTGGTGGGCGGCTTGAGTTTGCCGCTGTTGATGAGACTGCGGTAGGTGAGGTAGGCGCGTCTTTTCACGACGCTGGTGCGCCGGTATTTCGCCCGCCAGTCTCCACGCTTGTTCTGGGTCCACCAGTAGGCCTTCGGCACGTCGATGGTGGTTTCCTGCGTCATTCGTCCTCCAAAATCCAAATGTCGGCATCGCCAATGTCCGCGTAATGGTCTTCGCTTTCGGCCTCACATTCGGGGCATGGGATGGGGCGCGCCGGATACAGCGCGCACCCATGAATCGGACATGTGGGCAGCACGTCCGGCGGCTCAATCCACTCACGCATCAGAAATCAGGCTCTCCAGCCGGAGCGCCCCACGGATCATCGGCCGGAGCCTGCGACTGCTGCTGGGGCTGCTGATCCCTAGCGCCACCGGCGAAACCACCCGCATTATTGCCCTGGAAGCCACCACCGTTGCCATGCTGCTGACGCTGCACCTGAGCCGTCGCATATTTGAGCGATGGGCCGATCTCGTCCACGGTCATTTCGATGACGGTACGGTTGGAACCGTCCTGCGCCTGATAGGAACGCTGCTGCAACCGGCCTTGAGCGATCACGCGCATGCCCTTGCTCAGGCTCTGCGCGCAATGAGTGGCAAGGTCACGCCAGGCGGAACAGCGCAGGAACAGCGCGTCCCCGTCAACCCACTGGTTCGACTGCTTGTCGAACACTCTCGGCGTGGCCGCGATGCTGAAATTCGCCACCGTGGAACCATTACGGGTCGTGCGCATCTCAGGATCTGCGGTGAGGTTGCCCACCACGGTGATTACGGTTTCTCCGGCCATCACTCATCCTTTGCTTCCGAATCGGCCTCAGTGTCGGTGTCCATGACCTCGGCGGTCACGTCATCAGTCGAATCGGTGATTACCGGCTGGAACACGTCGCTGTAATCCGGTGTGGTCTCGTCCACGCTCGCGGCCTTCTTCGCCTCGATGTTGACCGGCAGATATTTGAAACTGCGACGGATGATGGTCTTCTTCGCCATCTCCACGAAGTTCTTCAGCCACGGTCCGGTGATCTGACGGCTGCGATTACGTGGCGCGTACTTCTCGCGGTATTCGAGCAGGTCGCGTTTCGACATGTAGTCGGCGTATCGTCCGCCATTCGGCAGCTGGACGGAGAGGTACACGAATTTCAGCTTGTCCTCGCTGTGGTCGGCGTCCACGTTCACCTCGTCCGGGCATTCGATGGTCGGCACGCCATTTTCGTCAAGCTTGAGCTTGATGTTGTCATCCTCGTAGACGGCTCGCGGCTGCGCGTAGATTCCACTGTTCTCCAACAGTTTCAGCATGCCCTTGTAGCCGATGACGAAGGTGGCCTGCTTCTCCCCCGTGGCATAGTTCTTGTTGCCATAGGGCAGGATGTACGCCTGTCCCAATCCATCCACGTCGGATGGGCGCAAGCCAAGTGCCGCGCACTGCATGAAGCAGGAAAGGACACTCACCGGCGTGCAGTCGGCCAAGGCGGGTGTGCGGTTGATGCTGCTGATGCACATCTGCAACAATGCCTCGCTGTCGAGGTTGCCGCCGATGACGCGTGCGATCTGCGGCCATGAATGCTCCACAAGCTGCTTGAGCTTGCCCTTCGGATTGAGTGGCTGTAACTGCTGCCCTTGTGCCTGCTGTGCGATTGCTCCCATTTTTATTGCTCCTTGTCTTCGATGGTTTTGAGTGCGAATTTGCGGTATTGGCAAGCTTTGACGGTGTATTCCCTGCGGGTCGTCGGCTTGTAGGTGGCTTGCAGGTTGCCGCAGCGCACGCCCGTATGCGAGCCGATGCGCAGGATGATCTGCTCCTGCAATGCCTTCTGAGTGGCCTTCAGGTCATTCAGCATTCTGATGGCGCTCTCGTATCGTGCGAGCAGGGCGTAGAGGTCATCGTCGGCGCTTTCGTCCACGATGTCCGGCGTGGGCTCGGGGAACGCCTTCTGCACGTCACCGCCGGTCAATTGCGGTGGAGTGCCGGAAGTGACGAAATGCCAGAAGTCGGCGGCGGCCTTGTCGATCGCGGCCATATCCTCCACGTCCGCCTGGAATGGGATCTCTACCGGCTCGTCGTCTCCGATGGCGGCGTACACGTATCCCCATGTCCATCCAGTGACGAGCGCGTAGAATTCGACCTGAGCGAGGTAGTAGGGCGGGATTCGGAGGTTTCCGTCCTCGTCACGCCAGTCCCCCGCTCGACGGCTGCTCGCCGTTTTGATTTCGAGGATTCCGAAATCGCCGTTCTCTTTCTGTAGGATGCCGTCAAGGGAAGCCCTCAGATAGGGCTTTTCGCGGCTGATGAATTGCTTGTCGGTGCCGTCCGTGACCAGCATCTCGGGATGGTTGGCGCGGAAACGCTTACGGAGCTCGTTTTCCAGGGCATTGCCCTTGACGATCGCCCATTTGTCCGAAATGTCCTCCGGCTCCACGCGACCCGTCTTCTCCAGCCACAATTCGTAAGGCGTTTTGAAAGCGTTCAGGCCGAGAATCGTGCTCATGTCACTGCCGCCCACGCCGGCCTTCCTGCTTTTCAGCCACGCGAGATGCCGTTCCGTTTTCTTGCACTGTCGGAACCGTTCCAACGTGTAGCGTTCCGTGTCCTTGAGTGGGATACGTTTCATTCCTTCGCCACCTTCATTTCCTGGACTTCACCGTTAAAAAAATCGATGATGAGATTGCAGATGGCAGGTGCCGACGTTTTGAGCGCGGTTTTTTCCTCTTCGTTTTCGGGTTTGACGGTGAAAACGCCATCCTTGCTGTTGAAATTGAGTCTCATTTCGCCGCGTCCTTGCTGTAGTTGGCTTTAATGTCCATGAGTTCGCCGGTGAGCAGTTTCGTGGCGAACTGATAGACGACCTTGTCGTTGGCTTGGAATGCGGTGCGCTGCAAGGCTGATACGGCGTCGAAGATGCCGACCAAGGCGTTTGCGATGATGGTGCGCGGCTCTTCCGGCTTGGCTTCCTGCTGTTCCTGGACTGTGGTGGTCATGATGGGCTCCTTCTGTTCGATGGTTTGGTTGGTGATGCGGTAGCGGCCTGTCTCCGGGTCTTTGCTGATGCGGCCTTCCTTCGCGAGGGCGAGCATGTGGTTGGCTACCGTGCTTTTGCTCTTGTGCATTGCGTCCGCGATTTTCTGGATGGTCGGCACGTGGCCCGAATCGCAGAAACTGGCGATGGTGTCGTAGACTGCCTGACGCATTTCCGGATTGCGGTTCGTGTTGGTGGACTCCAATTTCACCGGTTCCGGCTTCGGCTTCGGCTTGGGAACGCTGATGGCCTGATAGTCGGCCAGCGTGTCCTCATGCGGCTTTGGTGGCAGGTCCTGCGTGAGGAGTCCGGCCTTGCGTAACGCACGCATTTCGCCGATCTGGAGTCCGGCTTCTCCTGACTCGGCATAAATGCTTTTCAGTTCGGCGAGCTCGTCGGCTGTGTATTCGTGTTTCACTGTGTTCCTTTCCTGAGTCTTTCGATCAATCGCCTGTTTTTGCGGATGAAAGCGTCCACGTCGATTCCCCGCTGCGTGAGGGTCGGCTTGCCGGTGTCGACGCGTGCCTTCCCATCGCTTTTGACGTCTGGATGGCTTTTGCACTGTGTCGCCGGAACGAACATTCCGTTTTTCATCTCGCCACCGTCCTCGTGTACTGGTGTGCTGTAGCCCAACGCTCGGCCACGTCACGCTCGTAAAGCACCGGGCGCCTGTCCTGCTTGCCAGCTGGTGGTTCAGGGCCAAGCTTCAGATACTTCGGCCCCCTGCCATTGCTCCGCCAGTTGGCGAGGGTTCGTGGACTCAAGCCGATCATGGCCGCGAACTCCTCCGGCCGAAGCAGGTCAGTCATTCGGCTTCTTCGGGCAGTAGCGGGCGATGAAATAGCGCTGTCCCTTGCCTGTGACCTTTGGTGTGCGGCTGATGGTCACGTGGCCGTCCGAATGTGTCACCGCCGTCTCCTTGATGCGGAACAGGCCGAGGTCCATCGCCTTCTGGGTCGGCACGTTGCGGTTCGAGCCGGACTTGCCGAAGAACCCATCATCGCGAAGAAGCTGAAAAAGCCGATTCTGGCCGATGTTCAGACCATTCTGGCGCAGCATCTTCGCCAATTCGCCCACCAGGCACGTGCCGTCGGACGCGGCCACCGCGTCGGCGAACAGGGCTTTCGGTTCGAGTTCAACGATGCGCGACTGCTGCTCGGCAATGCGACGCTTCTGCTCCTCCATGGTGCGTTGGCCGATCATCACGGCCTTCGCCAGGATGGTTATGTCATCATCCGCGTCCGTGGTGGGAATATAGCCGCCTGTCCTGCGGATCTGCGGAAGCACCTCATGTGTCACCCAACGTTGGAACTCCTTCGCCTCCGGCTTCCGCGAACGCATGATGAGCTTGTACAGGCCGGGCTCAGAGATGATGAGAGGCGCACGCCCTGGCTGATTCCAAACCTCCGAATTACGGAGGTTTGTGATTTCGTCATCATCAAGAGCCTCGCGGAGATGATTTGTGTCATTGCCGAGGATGTCACATGCGTCCTTGGCGACGAACCAAGGCTCCCCCGCTTCGTCGGTCAGGGCGCGTAATGATGCGCCCTTGAACTCGAATCGCTGGATTTCATTGCTCATAGGCTTTATTCCTTTGCTTGTTTGGCGTTGTAGGCCCCACCCTGACGAGTGGATGGGGCTGAGTGGCTGGCATCGGAGTCGGACCGATGCCGTCCGTGGATTCCCGAGCGCCCCTTTGACCGTTGGAACAACGACCTGAACGTGTTCGCGATCGGTGGCGTGGCCGACGGTGACTGGCCGTCAGGCGGATTTGAAAGGGTTGCAAACACCGGAGTGCCTGCGTTTTTTGATAGAGAGAGAAGAAGATGGAATCCGTGGACGGGCGAACCGTCGCCCAGCCGAATGCGCCGAAGAGTGTATGCGCGGTTTCATCGGCGCGTGGATAATAATCGATATTCAGTTATGGCCCGCCAGCGACGGCTTGAACGTGGATGTCCATGGAACGTCCCGTTTTGTTGTTTTGTTTCATGGACGTCGCTGGTGGGAAGTCTTTTAGTCGCGTGGCGCGAATCTGACGATCAGCCACAATGCGGTGGCGATGTACACGCCTTCCACCATGAGCGCGGCGGTGGTGTCACCGTCATGCCAGGTGAGCATGAGTGTGGATGTGACGATGAGGGCGACCACCGCGAGGGCGAATTTGACGCGTCGGAGCGGGTAGTTCGGCTTCTGCCGCTTCTTCATTGCTTGCATGTCTTCAAGCCAGTAATCATGGTCAGTCATCGTTACCGTCTCCCGTGTTCACTCGCTTTAACGGGAAGGCTTCAGGCGGGAGCGTTTCGCAGACAGTCGGCCACTTCGCATACTGTCTATTGCCATTCCACATGTGATTAGCCGAGCAGTCATCCCATGTGCGCGCCGACCAGTTATCATCGATGTCCTTAAGCAGGAGCCGACCATCATTCGCGGTGGTATAGAAGCCCCGCTCCTTCGGTTCTTCAGGCAGTGGCTTCTGTTCGGCTGACTTGTCGAGTTCCATGAGTTGGTTGAGCAGGTGGTTGGTTTTCTCTTCGTCGTAGTCCTTGCATGCCGTGATGAGGTCTTCGATGATTTTTTCTCGCTGTTGGAAGATGTTCATTTCTTGTCCTTCTTCTGGTTGAGTTCCTTGAGTGTTCGTCCGATTTCGCGGCGGAGGTTCATGAGGTCGGTTTTGTTGAGCATGTGTTCCTGGTATCCGTCTGCCATGTCGAATCTGAGTCCGATGAGGCAGCTGTGGTCGCTGCTGTGCGTGCCGTCCTCGATGATTCGCAGTTCGAATGATTGGCTCATCGCATGTTCCCTAGGGCGTCGTTGAGGCTGTAGGCGAAGTTGTCGAGGGTGCTTTCGGGGATGTCCGCAAGGACTTCCTCGCCGTCCGCGTGGAGTTCGATGAGTTGGCCGCTCTTGTCTTCCTGGATGCGGATGGCGTAGCCTGTGGTGCCGATGAGTTCGATTCTTGGTTTCATGGTTTTCCTCGATTCCGGTGGTGCCGGCGGGTTAAGCAACTGGCTCATGTTCGGTTTCCTTAGGCTTTGAATTGTTTGATGCTGTCAATCGGCTGGATGAGGAGCATGAGCAGCTGTATGGAATCCATGCCGAAGACCGGTGCGACTTCTTCGATTTCCTTGATGGTCATCGAGATGCTTCCGTTGAGCCGTTGGTCGACGGTCTTGAGGGTGCATCCCCAAGCGTTTGCAAGGTCGGCGCGCGTCTTACTGCGTCTGGCGAGTTCGGCTTTGAGGTTTCTGCTGGCTGTTTCCGTCAGACCGGCCATTCATCCTCCTCGACTCCCTGCTTGGTGAGGCAGGCTCTCCAGTCGTGCCAGCCGGGGCCGCGCATGTGGCCGCACGGGTAGTGGTCGGGGGTCTTGGTCTTTTTGGTGCTCAACATCTCGTTTTTCCTTTCGACGTTTTTAATCTATGCAAATTCGTAGATTTATACTATGAATTTGCATAGTTCTTTACAATTTGCACACAATGACTACGTAATTGGCTATACTGGAGGCATGGGTATGAAAGCAAACGAAGTGACCACATTCGCAAAACAGGTCATGCGAGAGTGCGTCAGACTCCAAAAGCAAAGCGGCATGACCATCAAGGAATTCACCAAGGCCTGCGGCTTCGGCGAGGACTACTGGTACAAACGGCAGAACTTCACGCGCCCGCTCAACCTGAGTGACCTGGAACGCATCAGCGAAGTGACCGGCGTACCCATCGGAGACATCGTGATGGACTCCAAACGCCATGCTGTCGAAGCCGCCGAGAGGAAAGCGCAGGCAGGCGGTTATGGTCTTGCCGCCTATAACGCTGACGGCAAGCAGGAGGCCATCAATGGAGAGGCTGGGCCGGATTACGACGAGCCTGCCTGACCTGCCGATCGACCGGCGCATGACCTACGGTGCCATGCGCCGCGCCATCATCGGCCTGCCGGTCACCGTGTCCAGCGCCATCCTGCCGGACGGACTATGGGGCTGCTACGACAACGAGAATCATGTCATCTTGATTGACCGCAGGCTCACTTACGCGGCGAAACGGTGCACGCTCGTTCACGAGCTCTTGCATTGGCGGCACGGCGGCACGTCATGTGACCGTATGGCACAGAGTCGCGAGGAACATAGGGCAAGACGCGAAACTGCCTTGACGCTGATAGACCCACTCCGCTACGGCATGCTGGAACAAATGTACGAAGGGAATTCGTGGAACATCTCCCAGGAACTGGAGGTGACCCAGCAAGTGCTCGGAGACTTCCGACTGGCAATGTCTGAGCGAGTCTGCATCATCTGAAGCATAGAATCAATGGAAAGCGAAGGAGAACAATCATGGCGAAGAGACCACAGCCAGCACCGGACGCGATCTACGAGTGCGAAAGGCTTGACGATCCGCTGTTTATGGGTATCCGCCTGTATGCCAATCGCCTGGAATTGGATGTCTGCACGACGTACCTGCACCGGTACAAGAAGACCGAAGCATACCAGGTAAGCGACCTGCAGGGCGTGGTGTTGAAGAAGCGCACGGTCACATGGAAATACAGTACGCTGCGCTCACTGCCACTGAAATTCAAAAAAGCCGAGGACGCGCAGGAATTCTACAATGCCGTGAACAGCCTCTAAAAGCATTAAGCCCCACAATTCGTGGGGCTTTTATGTTGTCTTATAAGTCTTTATAAGACTTATATCTGCTTCAGGCGCTCGAATACCTGTGCCGTCTGTGCGGCATCGTCGGCGGCTCTATGACGCTCCGTCTTGGCGATGCCGAAATAGCGGATGAGGTCGAGCAGTCTATGGTGGTCAAGCTGCGGCAGCAATGCCTGGGATAATTCCATCGTGTCGTAGAAGCTCACGTCCGGCATTCCGGCGCCGACCCTCTGCGCCTCCCTAGCGATCACCGGAATGTCGAAGCGTCGGATATTGTGGCCTATCCAAGTGTCACGCCCACAGAAAGCGTAGAACTTGGGTAGCGCTTTGTCGATGGTGGGTTTGCCTTTGACGTCCCGGTCGGTGATGCCGGTGATCTGCGTGACCTTGGCTGGGATCGGAATCTGCGGGTTGACGAGCTGGCTGTATGTCGCGACCTTGCGTCCGTGCCTGATTCTCACGGCTCCCAGCTCGATGATTCGAGCGTCACGACCTAGGCCGGTGGTCTCAATATCCACAGCCACGTAATCGTCCTCCACGCCACTATTCGCGTTGACGTGGGTGATTGGTGCCGTTTCCGCTGTTGGAGCGTCTGAGGCGGCTTCCGACGATGATTCAGGCGCATTCGTCGCTTGATGCTTATGGCGCGGCTCCGGCTTGAGGAAGAGATGCATGAAAAGCCATGCAAGGAAGGCCGCAAACAGGACCGCCATAATACTCGCCACCAGATCATCCTGCTTCGTCACGAAGATGTCATAGACGCCATAGACGCTTGTCAGCGCGAAGAGTATTGACGCAATGAGATAAATCAGCTTCTTCATTTTTCCCCTTCTTTCTCCTTGCTTCAAGCTACCGCAGATGGGGATTGGACGTGCCGATTCTTTCATTTTCAGCGCATTGTCGCTGTATGAAAGAATGAAAATAATGTTACATATGTATATATGCATATTTCATGTTTGCAAGTTAGTATTTTCCGCTTGCAAGGTTAATATGCGCCCTTGTTTACAACACGCCATACACACATGTTTGCAAGTTAGTATATAATGTGTTTCAGAACAAAAAACCTCCGCAGTGTTAACGGCACCGCGGAGGTAAAACATGAAGCCTCACTCAAAGACTTCCAAAACCATTGTAACGCATGGCTTGGAGGTCGGAAATGGACCGTGAAATGGGATACCGCAACATGCTGGCAGTCGAAGAACTCGCAAGCCAAGGGAAACTCACCGTCACCCACAAGGGCGCACGCAGCTTCGACTTCGCGCAATACGCCCTGCTCAGCCGCATGGCATGGCTCACCGCTGACTGGCCGCTGGACAAGGCAGCAAAGGAGAAGCACATGATGCCGCGCACCTACGCTTCCGGCTGGCTCAAAATCGCCATCGATTGGGGCATGACGCTCCCACAGTCAATGGATGAGCTCGTGGCGATCGGCAATGAACCGCGCAATCCGAAGCGCGAGCAGCTGGCCTACAACCGCATCGGCAAAATCGCCAAGAAGCTCGAAGCCGCAGGACTCATCAAATGCCTTCGCAAGGGCAACGTGCAGCGCAAGAACAATGCCGTCTGGCTTCTGACCATCGGCACTCCAGAGGAAAACGCTGAGGTCGAAGCATACGTGCGACAGCACATGTACCTTTGATTCCGTGCCCACATTTTGCCCACGTTTTATAGAGAAATGACGTGATTTGGAGTGAATTAGAGTGAAATAGGAAAGCTTGAAAACCGTTGGAAAATAAAGGAAAACCGCCATTTCTGGCGGTTTCCAAAAGTGCCTCCAGCGGGACTCGAACCC